TGCAAAAGTATAAGATGGATATAATTTTAATCCTGTTGTCTTTTCCATAATTGCTTGACACTTTAACATTAAAGTTTCCATAGCTATATCAGAATAGCTTGAATAGGTATGTGGAATCTGACCATCTGCAAGTTCATAATCACCCAATAATGTTTCATAAGGTGAAATGTATCTAGCATTACGACAAGTATCTAATACTTGTTTTTTCATATGAAAGTAGTTGTATAAAAATAAAGCTAAATCTTTATCTATTGCTTGTCTTATAATTACATATTTATTTTTTTTAAACGACATCTCTAGCCATTTCTATTGGTACTGCTTGGATATTCCAATGTATAAATCTAAAAGGCTCTATTCCAAAGTCCACACTAAATTCATGTTCTAAGTATCCTGGAAATATAATTAACGTTCCAGGTGTAGGTTTAAAGTGAATTAATTCTGATCCAGCTAACACACCTTTTTGATCTTTCATTTTTAATTTAGTAGATCTTGCTCCAGTACGTGGCTCATGAAACAACGGATAAGATGTTTTATCACTTGCTTTTAAAAAATAAAATCCAGATACATGTTGATTCCAATGTACATGTGCTGAATGATGTCCACCACCTTTTTTAGCAAACTCTTGTACCCACATCTCACTAAACATAGTATTATATTGAGACATATCAAAACCTTGATGATCTAAATATTCCCAAGATTTATGACCTATATAATTTCTAAAATCTCTAAAATCATTATCATCTATAATTGGAGTTGAATGATAACTTCTTCCAAAGTCACCAAATTTTTTAATATGTTCTTTGGCTTCAGGAAGATTTTTAGCTTTCTTAATATATTTATTAGAAGCCTTTGTTAACGATTTTATAAAATCTGGTTTTTGTTCAGACCAAATAGTTGTGTTAAAGTAATTATTTATATACATATTATTTAAACGGATATCCTAGGTTCCACATTACCAATGAATATCTTGTTCCTTTTGTTACGGGTTTAACTCTATGCCACACAAATGATGGAAACACAATAATAGATCCTTTAGAAAGTATCTCTTTTGCTTGTTTCAAATGTTTAGCTTCTTCTCTCATATGCGGATCATAGTTTCTAAAATCAAATTCTAATTCTCCACCTTTATATTCTGAGCTATCAGTTAACTGACACGTCATAGATAGCTTTCGAATTTTACCATGTTCTGGGTTGTTAGGTCTATCATATGGTTTATTCCAACTATCAGAATGCCAATCATAATATTGATTAAGTTTATATTTTGTAAATTGACATGATTCAGACCTATCCCAATCGAAATTCCAACCAGCATTTTTGTTAGCTATATTAATATATGGGTGTAGCTCTTTATAAATCCATGTATCATCTAACCAAACTAAATCAGAGTTTCTTTTTTTTTTCATATCTCTAACTTGATCTTTAGTTAATTCTTTATCACCATAGCCACCAGTTCTAGCCATAGTTTCTGATCGTGATAATCCATGCTTTATAATGTCGTCACATATCTTTGGGGGTATCACTGATTTAAAATACCAGTAATAATTAGATATATTCATAAGTTATTGTTTGAACAAAATTCAAACTATCTTTCTGATTATTAGTTATGTAATACATATTAGTTGATGGAAACATTATAAACATATTATTTTTAAGTTTTATATCCCAACTTCTTCCTTTACGTCTATTGTCATCAAAGTGTATTCTAACATTACAGTCTTTGACTTTTACACCGTAGAGTAATGTAAAGTCTGGAGAGTTTTGTAGATCCACCGGATCAATATTTAATAAAGGAATTGTTGTCTCATTGGGTTTATAGATATTTCCCCACGTTGATTTGTTAATTAAATTAATATCATATTCAAGACGAATAAAATCACTCATATAAGTATTTAACATATCCCAAGTTCTTGAAAATGGAAATTCTTTAGAGTTAAAAGTAGATTGTAAAATATCGTTAGTTAGTTTATTTCGGTCAATATCCCAATACTTAGGCATTGCCACATCACCATAGAATAAACTCTGTTCGCTTAATACTTTCTTTTGCATACCACCACCATTTTTAATTTATGCTTTTGTATCTGTCAAGTCCCAAGTTGTAGTTGATTCATTCCACTCGTAACACCAAGCGTTAGTTGTTGCTTCGTTTTGTGAAGTCTGTTCTTCTGTTAATTCTGGAGCATCACCAATAGGTGATTTCCAAGAAGCTGATGCATTATGTTTTACCCAAGAAGCGTGAGGTTTTTTACGCCAAAAAATTTGATCATCTTCGTCCCAAGTATAACCTAGTCCTGCGTAGTTTCCTCTAAATGGTGTACCACTATTACTGTGAACGCTCTTAGATGTATTGTAAGATGTTTGAATCCACATTTGAGCTGGCCAATTATTATGTTGTTCTAAATATTGTTGTCCAACTGTTTCATCTTCAACGCCATCAGCGTTATGCATATCACTATTATTCAAAGTTAATACTTGAATAACTTTTGAGTTTGATCCTATTTTTGCAAAATGTGCCATAATTATTCTCCTTAAATTTTATTGAAATCTATACCTTATTATTACTACACCTGAACCACCATTACCTCCAGGAAAATTACCTGGACTTCCTGGTGCACTTGGTGATGCACCAACACCTCCACCTCCTCCACCTCTATTATCAGTTGCATTATTACCACTAAAAGGTCCATTACCTGGTGCTCCTGCGGCACCAGATCCACAAGGACTTGCCGCTCCACCTGCTTTAGGTCCTGCATTTGTTCCACCTGCTCCTCCTCCACCAGAATAACCTAGAGAACTTCCTGAAATAGTTGTTGTTGCTCCTGCTCCACCTACTCCTTGATTGAAAGGAGGTGATCCACTACTACCTGCAACTGTTGCACCACCACCACTACCACCTCTTACATCTGGTGGCGTATCAGAACCTGTTGCACCATTAGTACCTTGTGCTGGACTAACTGGAGGAGTGTTTCCTGTTCCTCCTGGTCCTCCTGTTTGAGAAGATCCTCCACCACCTGAACCTCCTGGTCTTCCTGCTCTACACGCAGGGGCTCCTGGACTACCTATTGCTCCACCACCTCCACCACCTGCAGATGTTATTGATTGAAAAACTGAATTAACTCCATTAGTACCTCTTGTTACACCACAACCTGCAGCTCCACCAGCACCTACTACAATTGAATAAGATTGTGCTGAAACTGCTAATCCTGATGAAGCACATAGTGGACTCTCTGTATATGAATCTACTGGTTGGTTTCTACCACCTCTATAACCACCTCCACCGCCGCCTCCAGCAGTGTGAATATTATTAATTGATCCACCTGATCCACCACCACCTGCAGATACTGCATAACTTACTATATTATATATAGGAGCTGGTGATTCTGTAGCTATTTTTGTTACTTGAAATGTACCTGGACTATTAAAAGTATGTATTCTAAAATTTCCTGATTGAGTTATTGTTCCGCCTGTTGCTTGAATAAAAGGAGGAGTTCCTGTTTCTGTATCTTCTGCGTTTTGAACATTGATCCAACCTTTTGTTCCATCAACATATACAAAAGTTGCAGCTTGACCATCAACATTTAATGTTGCGTCCTCTGCTATACCACCAATTTTTTCTGAACCATTTGGAGAAATAGTTAAATTATTTGTTGCAAAATTTCTAGCATAATCTGCTATTGCAAAAGTAGCTCCAGCTTGACCTGCTGGTAAACTCACTGTAAGAGCACTTCCTGAATTCATAAAATAACCCTCACCAGCAGTTACTGTAAAGTTTGCTGTCTTTGGAGTTGTAACCCAAGATATTCCAGCTGATGCATCAGCCCAAGATATATCTGTGCCATCAGAAGTTAATACTGTACCAGCACCACCTTTAGTTAAAACAGCTGTAGCAGCACTTGCATTTCCATAAATAATACTTCCTCTACTTAAGGCGTCTAATTTATTTAATTCTGTTGCAGTAGAAGCTAATACTACATTTTCATTTATTTTTGGTGAAGTTAAAGTTTTGTTTGTTAAAGTTTGTGTTCCTGTTGTAGATACATTTCCTAAACCTGCTCCAGCAAGTATATCAACCACAGTTGTTCCTGTTGTATATACTAATGCTTTTTGACCTTGAGTAATAGCTACACCATTAGAAGCATGACCAGTATTAGCAAATTTTAAAACGTGTGAACCAGTTGTATTATTAAATAAAGTATAATCACCTTCTACAGCATCTGTAAATACAGTAATAGCACCTGTTAAAGCTCCTGTGAATTCTATTACTTTATTGTGAACTTGATCATCAGCTGCTTCTGCTGTATTTGTAGTAGATGTATTAGATACTAAAGTTACATTAGCTGAACCAGCAACACTTAATGTAACATATCCTCTTACTGTACTATCAATTCTATTTAAAACATAGTTTGTAAGATTACCCCAGTTACCTGAGTTTTCTCCTGAAGCTTGTCTTTCTAATTTTAATCTGGTTGTATAAGTTGAAGCCATAATTATTTATACCTTATAAATTTATTTATGTAAATAATATATATTTGTATTGATTTGTACACTAAATATTAGTCCAAGTTTCAGTATTATCATCAATAATAGGATCCCAAAATCTTAAATCAGTTGGTATTACATTAGCTTGAAGACCAGTCATATTAATATTATTATTAGAATTAGGAATTATTGTAGCTAAATTTATAGTTATTTCTTGACCAGTTATCGAGAAAAATCCAGAACTACTAATTACAACAGAACTTACATTAGCATTAACATTCATTCCAGTAATAGGAAGAAAGTTTTCAATATTAGGTGTAATATTAGATAAAGAAGATGTTAAACTTTGTCCTACTACAGTCAGAGAATTACTTGTTCCAGTCAGAGAATTACCTAAAGAAGTGTTTATTGTAAATTCAGGAACTACAATAGTCATTGTTCCGTCAGCTGCTATTGAATAAGTTCCAATAGATCCTGTTGTTTGTTGACCAGTAATAAGATTTGTAGTAGCCGCTGTAGTAATTACATTAGCTAAAGAAATAGTTGTTTGTTGACCAGTAATAAGATTTGTAGTAGCCGCTGTAGTAATTACATTAGCTAAAGAAATAGTTGTTTGTTGACCAGTAGTAGAAAATATTACACCAGTACCTGTAAGTACTAATCCAATATTACTATTCCATGCACCTTCATTCCATGATTCTCTACCCCAACCTTCACCAAAATTTACTGATGGTAAAATTTGTTGACCAGTTATAATGGCAGCTGAATCAGGAGATGTATTCCATGCACCTACATTCCAACCAAGTCTACCGTAACCTACACTAGCACTCATAAGGATTTTCTCCTTATGCTATTCTGATTAAGCCAGCACTTGCATTAGCAGTTGGAAATTGTAATTCAAAAGTTCCATTTGTAGAAGTTTTAACTCCTCCAAAATCTAAAATTGCAATTGCCGAATTTGCATTGTTTGCATTATATAATAATGCTGCTTGAGCAGAAATTGTTGCATTTGGAAATGTAACATTGTCCGCAT